AAGTTAACTCACCGTCTCCGTAAATGAGGAGAAAATTATTATGGCAATAACATCAGCAATTTGTAACAGCTTTAAAACTGAGATTCTAAAAGCAGTTCATAATTTTACAGCTACTACTGGAAATGATTTTAACATCGCATTATATACTAGCTCTGCAACTTTAAGTGCATCAACAACAGCTTACAGTACATCAAACGAAATAACTAATTCATCTGGTTCGGCTTATCAGCCAAAAGGAAAAGTATTAACAAGCGTTACACCTGCTTTAGATTCATCAACAGCAGTTTGTGATTTTGCAGATGTATCTTGGACGTCAGCTTCTTTTACAGCTAATGGTTGTTTAATTTTTAATGATACTGCAACAGGTGATCCTGCAGTTTGTGCAGTAGCTTTTGGAGGAGACAAAACAGTTTCTTCTGGAACTTTCACAATTCAATTTCCAGCAGCCGCAGCAACGACAGCTATAGTTCGAATAGCATAAGGAGTAAATCCTTATGTCGGTAACCCGAACATTCACAGTAACCGTAAGCAATCCTGGTTCCGGCAATAAATATTATATTGACGGTGTTCTAACACCTACATTAAATTTAGGTGAAACAGGTACTTATAAATTTGATCAAGCAGATTCATCTAACAGTTCACACCCATTAAGATTTGCAACTGCAGCAGATGCAGCAGGTGGAACAGAATACACAACTGGTGTAACATCTAGTGGAACACCTGGAAACGCTGGAGCATATACACAAATTGTTGTAGCAGCTAGCGCACCAACTCTTTACTATTATTGCACTAATCACTCAGGAATGGGTGGACAAGCAAATACTATTAGTGAAGATTCTTATGGTGCTTTAGGTTGGGGTTCAAATCTTTGGGGTGTTAAAGAAGCATTTACAAGTGGTTGGGGAGCTGAGACCTGGGGTACCGGTGGTTCATGGGGCCAAGCTACTGATGAAGTAGTTGCCTTAACAGGTTTATCATTAACATCATCTGTTGGAGAGCCGATAAGTGGTTCTGAACAAGGATGGGGAAGAGAGCTTTGGGGAAAAGAACCATGGGGAGACAGTTATAGTCCGGTTATTGCAGTAACAGGTTTTGGTTTAACATCTACTTTAGGTGATTTAGCATACGCAGCCTCTACTTCTGGTTGGGGTAGATTAGGTTGGGGTGAAAACGATTGGGATGGAGCAGGAATTACAGAAACATTAAGTGGTTTAGGAGCTACTTCAAGTATTGGAAGTGTAACAATTCAAGACGAAATAAATACAGGTTGGGGCCAAGACGGATGGGGTGTTGAAAACTGGGGACAATCAGGTCTTGCAATAGAATTAACTGCACCTAGCGAACTAACAACAAATTGTGGTGCTGGTGGTTGGGGTGAAGTTAGTTGGGGTAATAATAGTTGGGGTATGTTTACTCTCAACCCTGCCGACGTACAAGGATTATCTGGACAAGTTTCAACAGGTTCTGTTGGATCAATTTCTATCATAGTTGATTTTACTGGAACATTAACGGCACCTAGTGCTTTAACTTCTTCTATAGGTTCTTTAACTGTAAATGAAAATGCAGATATGCTTGTAGGATTAAGTGGACAAGTATTAACATCTTCTGTTGGAGCAATTACACCAGCAGATGTAATAGGAGTAACAGGTTTAGGTCTAACAACTGGCGTAGGTTCTATAACTACAGATGCAGTAGATTTAATAGATGTTACTGGTGTTGGAGCTACATCTAGTGTAGGATCAATTACTATTGGATTAGGCGTTCCTTTAACAGGTGTTTCTGCAACCGCTGCAGTAGGCTCAATAACACCTGCAGATGTGGTAGGATTAGAAGGTTTAGAACTTACTTCTTCAGTAGGAAATGTTTCACCATTAGGTTATTTTGATATTGATATTACTGGAAATACAAGTTATAATGATATTGACATAACAGGTAATACATCTTATACAGATGTGGCTTAAGTAAAAAAGCATAGGAGTATAAAATTATGGCATCAACTTATACGGTTCTCGGTGTAGAACTAATGGCAACTGGTGAAAACGCCGGTACATGGGGAACAAAAACTAATACTAATTTAAACATCATCGAACAAATTTCAGGTGGTTTTACACAACAAGCTGTAACTGACGGGGCTGATACAGATTTATCTGTAACAGATGGTGGAACAGGTGCAACTCTTGCACATAGAATGATTGAATTTACAGGATCATTAAGTGCTGGAAGAAATGTAACTATACCTATTGATGTTCAAACATTTTATTTTTTAAAAAATTCAACAAGTGGTTCTCAAGTTGTAACATTTAAATATGTTTCAGGATCAGGTGATACTGTAGCAGTAGCTAGTGGAGCGACTGTTATTGTATTTGCTTCTGCAAACGATGGTACAAACCCTGATATTATTGACATGGGTTTTGGTTCAGGTGATGTAACCCTTACAGGAACACAAACTTTAACAAACAAAACTTTAACTGCACCTAAAATTGGTACTTCTATTTTAGATACTAATGGAAATGAATTATTTTTATTAACTGCAACAGGATCAGCAGTTAACGAATTAACGTATGCTAACGCAGCAACTGGTAATGGTCCAACATTTACAGCTTCAGGTGAAACTAATGTTGATATAAATATTAACCCTAAAGGATCTGGTGTTCTTAAATCAGGAACTGCTGCAGTAAAAATTGCAGGAAAAGAAACTATATGGGTTCCAGCTGCAGCTATGTATGGACCAACAACTAACCCTGCAGATGGGGCTTTAGTTGAAACAACAGCTACAAGACCAGATTTAAAAGTATTTGACTTTGACGCAAGTACAAAACAATACACTCAGTTTACAATAGCAATGCCTAAATCATGGAATTTAGGAACTGTGACTTATCAAGTTTTTTGGTCTCCTAGTACAACTAATACAGGTAACTGTATATTTGGTTTACAAGGGGTGGCGTGTGGTGACAGTGATACTATTGACGTTGCTTATGGAACTGCAATAGAAGTTACAGATGCTGGAATTGGAACAGTAGAAGATCAACAAGTAACAGCTGAAAGTAGTGCAATGACAATTGCGGGCTCACCTGCAGATGATCAACAAACTTATTTACAATTATATAGAGATGCAGCCGACGGTAGTGATTCTTTTACTGGTGAAGCTAGAGTTTTAGGAGTAAAACTGTTTTATACTACTGATGCAGCTAACGACGCATAAGGAGAATAAAATATGGCAAGCTTTGGTTATCAAGTTTTAGGATTTGGATCTAATGCAGTTTCAGGTCCTGCCTATGTTGAGGCAACAGGTGGTGATGCTACTATCACATCTGGAGATTATAAAATTCACGTTTTTACAGGAGATGGAAACCTTTGTGTAACTTCTAGCGGCGGAGGAGCAGGTTCAGAAACAGTTGACTACATGGTTGTAGCCGGCGGTGGCGGATCAGGGACTGGAACTGGAGGCGGCGGAGGAGCAGGCGGATTTAGACAATCTCCTGGAACAGCCTCTGGTTGTTATGCCGTTTCACCATTAGGAGCATCCCCTGCAGTTGCTATACCTGTATCTACAGGAGCTTTACCAATTACAGTTGGTGGTGGCGGAACTGCTGCACCATGTGGTCCAGGTACACCATACAGAAGTTCTCCTGGAGGAGATTCAGTTTTTCAAACAATAACATCTACCGGTGGCGGTGGTGGAAACTACGGCGACGGTAACGATCCTGTGGGTCCTGGTTCTAACGGAGGCCCTGGAGGGTCAGGCGGAGGAGCAGGAAGATTAAATAATAATGCTGGTTCGGGTAACACACCCCCAACAGATCCACCTCAAGGTAACAACGGAGGAACAGGACCTTTTAATACAGGTGCCGGTGGCGGAGGAGCATTAGCTGCAGCTAGTCCTGCCAAAACTGGAGGAGCAGGAGCAACTACTGCAATCGCACCAAGTACTTATGGTCAATGTTCATCTTGTTCATCATATTTTTCTGGTGGCGGTGGCGGTGGTTCTGACCAAACCGGAGATCCAGGAGGAAGTGGCGGTGTCGGCGGAGGAGGCCGAGGCGGAAATAGACAAAATTCACCTACAGCAGGTACAGCTGGAACTGCAAATACAGGCGGTGGCGGAGGAGCACGTGGTCTTCCTTCAGGCCCTGGAACAACGGGCGGTAGTGGTATCGTTGTAGTAAGGTATAAATTTCAAAATTAATTATGGCACACTTTGCAAAAATATCAGAAGACAATACAGTTTTATCAGTCAGTGCAGTTAACGATAGTCACGTTGCTTCAGAAGCAAAAGGAGCAGCTTATTTAGAAAGAGTTCATGGTTGGCCAGAACATCTTTGGATTCAAACTTCATACAACACACGAAATAATGAACATAAATTAGGTGGTACACCTTTTCGTGGAAACTACGCAGGCATAGGTTTTTCTTGGGATTCAGAAAATCAAATATTTTGGCCACCAAAATCATTTGCTTCTCATACAAAAAATATTGCAACTGCGAATTGGCAAGCTCCTCATGAACATCCTGCATTAACAGCAGAACAAGAAGCACAAAACGAAGCAGCTACTCATTTTTGGACATACCAATGGGACGAAGCTGCATATCAAGCTGACAATACAACTGGCTGGGTATTGACAAATTTAGACGCATAATTGATCTAGATCAATTCTTTTACAATTTATTGACAAATAAAGACCCATAATATATAAGGCCTATAAACATATATAGGTATGCAAAAGAAAGTACTAAGTGAACAAGCAATATATTCAGGTGATGTCAAAATGCCGAAAGGCTATGAAATAGATCCTTTTATATTATCTAAATCTATTTTTGAAAGCACATATACTCAAACAGAAGCACCTTTTAATAAAACTTGGGATAGATTAAATAAATACATCAAAGAACATTTACGTATAAAATACGACTTAACTTTAGCTAATATAAAAACTTGGGGAACTATGTATCTTCCTGATGAAAAAAGTAATCCTTTAAGAGAAACAGATCTCAATGATTTAAAAAATTCTCCTGACTTTGTTTGCTTATATGGAATTAATGCAGCAGATGTAATGATTAGAATCTATTATGATGATAATAGAAGACAAGGAAAACGTTGGGACATACCTTTAACTCATGGTCAGTTTATAATGTTTCCAGCAAATAATTTCTATCACATAGAAAACAATCAAAAAAAATTATTAAACTTTATACAAACCATAACATATGAATATTTCTAAAAAAAATTATATATTAGTAAACTTACCCTACATAAAAAAAGATCTAGCACATTTTAAAAAATATGCAGACTTAGCACAAAAACGTTTTGAACATAAGTTTGGGGTTGAGTATTGTCGTGCAACTACGGATTTATATAACCAATATAATTCTATATCTTTGTTAGTTGGCTCTGCAAAATACTATAAGATGTTTCAAGATATTTTTAAAATTATTAGAAAATACGCTAAGACTAAAAAACCATTGTGGTTACAATCGTGGTTAAATATTCACGATGAAAATCAATTATTAACATGGCATAACCATGGGGATTCTTTATTTCATGGCTACGTTTCAATTGATCCTAAAAATACTGAAACAATTTTTAAAGACTATACTATAAAAAATAAAATAGGTAATGTTTATATAGGACCATCAGCAAATTATCACAAAGTAGTATGTAAGAAAAAATTTAAGGACAAAAGAATTACAATAGCTTTTGATGTTATTGATGAAAAGAGTATTAAACATACGTACAATAAATATGGAGAAGTGAATATAAACTCAGGTTTTATTCCAATATACTAATGAATCTACAAAATTATTATTGGGCTTTTAAATCAGCTATACCTCCAAGACTTTGCGACCATATAATTCAACATGGGTTATCTAAATCAGAATCTATGGCAAGAACAGGAGCTTTTAGCGAAAATAAAAAATTATCTAAAGACGAAATTACAGATTTAAAACGTAAAAGAAATTCTGATATAACATGGCTAGATGATCCCTGGATATACAAAGAGCTGCATCCTTTTATTAATACAGCTAATAAAAATGCAGGATGGAATTTTAACTGGGATTTTTCAGAACAATGTCAGTTTACAAAATATAAACTTAATCAGTACTATGATTGGCATTGTGACAGTTGGAATAGGCCGTACGAAAAAGGAAATACTAAAGGTAAAATAAGAAAGATTTCAATGACTTGTCAACTTACCGATGGATCAGAATACGAGGGTGGAGAACTTGAATTTGATTTTAGACAATACGATCCACCTATGAGAGATGAATCAGTGCATTTAAAACAATCTAAAGAAATTTTGCCTAAAGGATCTATTGTTGTATTTCCTTCATTTGTGTGGCATAGAGTTAAACCAGTAACGAAAGGAGTAAGATATTCATTGGTAATGTGGAACCTTGGATATCCATTTAAATAATATGGACAGACATGAATTTTTTAAAACACCTATATGGATGGAGAATAAACCAGAGTTTGTTAAATCTTTAAACAAAGCTTCTGATAAATTTATTAAAGAAGCTAAAAAAAGAAATAAAGATCACATAAAAAAATATGGTGACTTTGGTACGAGTTATCATTCACCACCTATTACATTAGATAATGATTTTTTAGATCTTCGAAGCTATGTAGGTCAAAAGTCTTGGGATTTTTTAGATTGGTGTGGTTTTGATATGTCAAAATATCAGACTATGTTTCATGAAATGTGGGTACAGGAATTTGCTAAAAAAGGTGGTGGTCATCATTCAGCACATATACATTGGAATCAACATGTATCTGGATTCTATTTTTTAAAAGCTAGTGATAGAACATCGATGCCAGTATTTCACGAACCAAGAACAGGAGCCCGTGCAACAAAGTTACTTACAAAATCCAAGGACCTAAGTCACGGCAGTGAGCTTGTACATATTAAAGTGCAACCAGGAACTTTAATAATATTTCCAGGCTATTTAGAACATGAGTTTAGTGTAGACCATGGTAAAGACCCCTTTAGATTTATACATTGGAACATACAAGCAGTTCCAAAAATGATGGCAAAAAATGCGTAAGCATTCTTTTATATACACCATTATTGAAGAGTATGTTGAGGTTGATGCTGCAACTAAAAAAGAAATTAAAAAAATAAAATTAACTAAAGATACAATAAGACCTGAAATGAACCTGACCTCTTTTTATCAAAACAACAAAGAACTATACAATTTACTTATAAATAAATTAGGTGCTGTATTTGAAAAATTTAATTTAGATTTAAAACATTGTTGGGTTCAAAAATATTTAAAGAATAGTTATCACAGTGTGCACACACATAATCCAAAGGGTAAATCTTTTGCTTGGTTTATAGAAGGAAACAAAGACTCGTCACCTTTGTGTTTTTACGATGTAGGATATCCTTCAGTGGACGTAAATAAAAACATTGTTTGTGAATTTAATCCTGGCAAATTAATTATATTTCCTGGATACATGCCTCATGAGGTAAGACCTAATAAAAGCAACGATAGATTAATAGTAAGTGGAAACCTTAATGAGTTATAAAGTTATAGATAATTTTTTAAATAATCAATTTTACGAAAAACTTTCGTA